GCTCTGTGATTCTTCCACAGTGCTATTCTATCAATGTCTGAACCGTCTAGGCTTACTCTTGTGTCGGTGGTTCCGGTTATGTCTTCTGTTGTGTCTTCCATTAATCCTGTGACAGCATTATCATACAAATATGCTTTTGCTTGTGCCTGTGTGAGTGTAGGATATATTTCTGCTAAACAAGCCAACATGCCTGCTATAAACGGCGAACTATAACTTGTTCCTGATCCAGATCCTATTGTGTCCCAGTTTGTTGTATTTGCTTCCTGTCCTGGATACGGAAACCCACCAAACATTATGGCACCTGTCTCTCCTGCGCCAAAGCAACCCTCTCCTGCGGCATATATATCTACACCTGGTCCCCAATTGCTGAAACCCGATTTGCCGTTATTTGCTCTAGTACCTAACGAACCTACATTGATAGCACCGTTGAGTGAATAGGTGTCGCCACGATGGTAATAATTTCTGAACGGATAATAACCTCCAACAAAGTAGTTACGCATTGGATATTCCAGCTCGCCAACAATGTAGTTGTCCCAGTTGTCTCCACCCGACACATCAGTGTATCTGTTGGCGTTGCCGCCCGCAGTTACCACAATGATACCTTCTGTAATAGCATCTTGAAGATCACTATCAGGTGTTGACGTATTTACTTTAAAATCTTGATCGCTAGTCCAAGATCTGTCACCTGGACCAATACCTCTTGCTGTTAGTTCTGCTTCTGATAGATCATTGCCTGAGCCGTTGTCTAAAGTTACACCCTGGAAGTGAATTAAATTAGCACCGCCACCTATCGAGTTTTCTGTCCCCAAACTCAAATTCACAATGGTAGGATTTTTCCTGCCTGTTGTTGGATTCACTGCTTTGGTTCTGTGGAACTCTCTGATGTAGGCAAAGGTTCTATCTGTGCTGCTACCACCTGACTTTGAGCGTTCGTAAACTTTATCATACATATAGATGTTGGCATCGTTAGCAAGTCCGTATAGTGTTCCTGCCGCATAACTTGTGACTGCTGTAGGATGATGGCCTTGAGCACTATAGTTGTCACGAGCATCTGCGTTGCTGTATGTGTAGTTGGTTCCACCATCAATTGTGTTGTAGTGTTGACCCCAGTTGTAGTCTACTATTCTATTTGAATAATCTTCATGGTCGCATAATGTCTCTAATTCAACAATAACAATGTCTACATTTTTACCACTTGCTGAATATGTTACACTGTCATCAACATACCTGTCGGATAGACTTGCAGCAGTTGATGCCCAGTTGGTTCTGTTTGTGGGTTCAATGTGTCTTACTATGCCCCAATTTTTATGGTCAACATCATACTTCGTTCCTGGTGTGCCATTTGCTTTTGTGAATGATACCGTGCCGCTTGGAACACCTTTGTCAAATCTACCGGTGAAAGTACTTGCTGGTTTATCTACAATTCTGTCCAAAACACTCTGTGGCACAACTACTTCTACTCTGTCGTCATCAGCTACTTCTTGTGCTTCTTCTAAGGTAAGCATATAGCCTGTGGTTCTTGAAGTTGGTCGTCTGTTTTCACAATCTACAGTACGATCTGGAATAGTTAAAGCACCACCAGGTGTTTCCATATCTGTATAGAAAGCGTCAATGTCTTCACCTTGCTTTAGTGTTACTTGGAACAACTCCATGTTATGCCTCCAGTTGTAGTATGTTTAGATCTATTTGTACCGTACCTGTGCTACCGCTTTTGTTTGTAACTCTACATGGTATGTTTGTTGTTGGACTACTTTCTAAGTTGAATCCATAAGCACCTGGGCTTATAATAACTGTTTCAGCACCAGTTGTAATAACTTCTGCTATCAATCCTGCGTCTGCTGCTGGATCTGTACCTTCTGCTCTTGCAGCATCTGCTGTTCTTGTTGCGGCATTTACATATAATCTTACACGAGCCGCCTTATCTGTTGTAATAGTTAGCAGTGTGTATGATTTGAATCCTGTGATATCCAAGTCTGCTTGTGCGGCATCTGCCAAACTACCAGTTGTACCTGTTGCTGTGCTTCTGCTAGGTAAGCCACCGCCACCACCAAGTGTATCATATGTAACTTCACCTGTAGTTGGATCATATTCTAATTGGTGTGTACCACTTGCGTTTCTAACTGGTTTAACTACAAAACTACTTGCTGTGGTATTGTTTGTTTCTACACCAGTTGCGTTTATTACAATTGAGTTTGCGGCTTGATTATTCTGACCAGCACTTGCACCAATTGCTACTGCACTAGCACCTTGAGTATCATTACCAGCTAGGTTACCAATTGCTACTGATTTTGTAGCTTGTGTACTCCTACCAGCATACGCCCCAATTGCTACAGCAAGAGTTTGTTGATTTGATTTACCTGCATCATTACCAATTGCTACTGTATATGAACCTTGGAAAATTTCACCTGCTTCTTCACCAATTGCTACAGCATTTTCACCTTGTCCAACTCTACCAGCTTGGTCACCAATTGCTACAGCATAATTACCTTGATCAGAATTGCCTGCATCGTCACCAATTGCTATTGATTCTGTACCTTGGTTAGTTTGGCCTGCGGCGGCACCAATTGCTACTTCAGATGTTGTGCTATCAAATAATGCTGTATCACCTGCTAGTGCCGTTGTACTAGTTGTACCTAATGCTAGTGCATCAGTAATTCCGTAACCTGCTATTGTAGTTGGTGTTCCTGTTAAACTTGCAAATGTCTGTGCTGGAACACTTGTTAAGTAACTTGATAAATCTGGTGGAGTATATGTAAACACACCAGTTGTATTATTATAAACTAAACTTGGACTAGCACTTGCGCTAGCACTTACTACACTTAGGGCTGTTAATGTAATGCCGCCAGAACCACTTGAATCGTTTGCTGGCTCCCATTGTGCGCCGTCCCATTTTAAAACTTGACCAACACCTGGAGGTGTAGTACTTGTATCTACGTCAGATAAATCGTCAATTCCTTGAACAATTGATAATCCAGTAACAGTTGCGCTGGTAAAGTCAACATTAGTATTTGTAAAGTCAACATCTACGCCGTTAACAAATTCCACTTTTTGAGAAGAGTTACCAAGTACAATGTCTTGTGCTTGATCACCAATTACAATATTACCACCTGCCCGCATAATGATACCATTACTTCCGCCCACTAATGTTAATACGTTTAATACCTCTCCTATCGCAGAACCACCGCTTCCAGTAATAGAATTGCCATTTAAATCTAAGTTGCCACCAAGTTGTGGTGATGTATCTTCAACAACATTTAAAATTCCGGTACTATTGATTGTGCTTAAATCAATAGTATTACCGCCACTAATAGTTAAATTATCACCAGCCAATGTTAATGTTTGACCATCACTATCTGCTGTATTTTCTAGAGTAGTTATTCTACCATCTAAGTCAGTGAAGTTACTGTCTAACTCTGTATGAGTTAACGCACTGCCTTTTACTAATCTTTTTGTTATTGCCATGTTTTTTATCCTTACAGCACGTAATCGTCATCAGCATACTCGTCTTCGACATATTCGCTATTAACTTTATTGTCTGGACGTGGCAGAATAACATCACTTATTGCTTGCTTCCTATTAAATTCTTCATCGTTTACCATTGACTTGGCATCTTCTGTAATATAATCGCTTGCGTTATATGTACGGTCCACCCAAGTCTTGTCAGTTACGTTATCGTAACTTCTGTTCCACTTAGAACCTCTTCGTACAAACATTCGGTTTGGACTAAAGTCTGTTCTAATAAAATATTCACCTTCATTAGCATCTGCTGGAAAAGCACTTCCACTTGCTATTGTTTCACCGTGGTTATATGTATTGTCTTGTATTACAACACCACCAGCCGTTGGATGATCAAAACCATATAAGTGGTCTAATAAACTTGTACCATCTGGATCATCTTGTGCCGCACTTGCTACAATAGCATCGCTAACATTAAACTCTGATTTATATGTGCTTATATCATAATTTACTGTAGCATTATCACTGGCATCTCCAAGTATGTCATTAAACTCTTGTGCGTCTGTAAGTGGATTGAGTTTTACTCTCCAAATATGACTGTACCAAGTTTGACTAAATCCTTCAGCACCACGGTTACCGTCTGCTACTACATAATACTTACTTACTGGTCCTTTACTGGCGTCTAATAATAAATCATCACGTAAATGTGGCAACTCTAGTACATCACCAGGTAATAGTTTGCGACCAAGTAATTCAACCATATCATTAGTATGGAATGTCATATAAAATTGGTCATTTGCTAAAAACATGCCAAATTGTGTTAGATCAAAGTCGTTATCTTGTACATTGTATATACCACGTAAGTCATAAATGTCTGGATCGTATTTTCTATCTCTGTTTTCCAAGAATAACAAGTCTTGTATTTTTGTTTCATTAATAATACTGTCTATATTAATGAAGTCTCCACTTAGTGGATCTACTTCACGACCTTCAATATAATTAGGCTGTGATGGATCATTTTGATCAGGCTGTGCAGCAGGTCCTACATACTTGTGTACATTAACTCCTGTACCTCCAATCCAAAATTGCTCACGGATCTGTCGATCCATAAAGTGAAAATCGTTAGTTTTAGTTGGTTTATATAATGTTAAACGTGGCATACCTATATTTATGGCTTGACAATAGTTTCTAGATAGTGTATTGTATATAAGTAACGGCAATATAGTTCAGGAGAATAACATGGCTAAAACATCAACTCGTAAGAAAAAAACAGTACGTGCTACAAGACGCAAAGGTGCCTGGGATATGGTTCCTACAAAAGATTGGAAAACTGCTCAGTATCATATTCATTATATGATGGAATCAAAAGAGTGGTTAAGTCAAGTTAAGAACTATATTAAGAAAAATTACGATAAAGAAGTTCAGTCATCAATTAATAAGTTGCCAGACTGGAAAATTGGTGGCAAAAGTCACTGGGCTACAGCAGCATTTATTGAAGAAAACGCTCCAGATAAAATACATCCTGACTATGTAGGTAAATTAGATGAATGGATTAACAGTCTAGCAGAAGAAGGACGCAAGATTGTTGAACTTAAAAAAGCTGCAGAAGTTAATAAAAAAGTAAAGTATGTTCCTACAATTCAAGAAAGACTTGAAGAAGCTACTATTGATAAAATGGAAGAACTAGACCAGTGGGAAGATGAATGGATTCGTGATCCTAAAAAGAATCCACTTAAAGACAAACAACCACTAAAACTATTCCGTAAGCTAGAAGTTAATCTTGGACATGCTCGTTTTATTCAACAGTTTTACGAAGGCGCATATCAAGAACTTACTGAACTTATTAACTTGCCTGCTCCTAAAAAACAAGACGATATGCAACAGCAACTTGCTGAAGGATACAGTCACTTGAGTACAAAAGAGAAAAAAGAACTACATGGTTTTTACCAACGTATTTTCCAAGCACTTGAAATACTACGTGCTGAAAAGAAACAGACAAGAGCTGTTCGTAAGCCAAAGCAAAAGAGTGCTGTTGACTTAGTTAAGAAGTTAAAGTTTAAATCAAGCGATCCAGATTATGGTATTAGTAGTATCCCTCCACAAGATATTATTGGTGCTAGTGCGCTAGTTGTGTTTAATTGTAAAACACGTAAACTTGGCATTTACTATGCCCAACACGAAGCTACACTTCAAGTTAAAGGTACTACGCTTCAGTTTTTTGATGAAAAAACAAGTAGGCAAAAAACAGTACGTAAGCCAAGTGAAATATTGCCGCAGTGGAAAAAAGTAACTCAGCATAAATTAAAAACACAGTTCGGATATCTGAAAACTACTGATATTAAAATGAACGGTAGGATTAATGAAGATACTATTCTACTAAAAGCCTTCAAATAGTATAAATACTTACATGGCAAAACGTGATGAATTAATTAAAGAAATCGAACTTCGCTTAGGCGGACAAATGGTAGACGTAGAGCTCGACCCAGAGCACTACGATCTTTCCATTCGCAAAGCATTGGAAAAATATAGACAGCGTAGTGAAAACGCTGTTGAAGAAAGCTTCATTACATTAGACTTAGTAATTGATGTTGCTGACTATACTTTACCTGATGAAGTTATAGACGTTTATACCATTTACAGACGAGCAAGTGGCACACTTAATGGTAGTGGCGGTGCTGATATGGAACCATTTGAAGCAGCTTACCTAAACAACTATTTGTTACACGGAGGTAGAGCTGGTGGACTAGCAACGTTTGATGCGCTATCACAACATCGTGAAACACTAGGACGTATTTTTGGTAAAGAGTTATTGTTTACTTGGAATACTGTTAGTAAAAAAATAACAATTCATCGCAGAACTAAAGCGGCTGATACTGTATACTTACATACTTATAAACAACGTAGTGAAGAAGAATTACTAAGTGATACATATGCCATGCCATGGATTAAAGAACTATCACTAGCATACAGTAAATTAATGTTAGCAGAAGCTCGTGGTAAGTTTAATACTATTGCTGGCCCACAGGGCGGTACAAGCCTTAACGCTGACGCACTACGTAGTGATGCGCAAATGGCAATTGATAAACTAGACGATGAACTTAAAACATATACTGATGGACAAGCAGGTCTTGGTATAATTATTGGTTGACAAACACAACTAACTTTGCTATTATACAAATATGAAATTAAAATTACTTGTAATAGGCCATGGACGTCATGGCAAAGATACGGTCTGTGAGATACTCAGAGATACGTATGGATACACATTTGAAAGTAGCAGTAAGTTTTGCTCTAAACTTTTTATATATGATGACCTTAAAGGCAAATACGGATACACTAACGAAGAAGAATGTTATGCTGACCGACACAACCACAGACAAGAGTGGTATGATGCGATATGTGATTACAATGTACCAGACCCTGCTACACTAGGTAGAGAAATGTTTAATGCTTATGATATATATTGTGGGCTAAGAAACAAAAAAGAATTTCACTCAATGAAAAACACAGGTGTATTTGATTACTGTATTTGGGTTGACCGTAGTGATCATTTACCTCCAGAAAATAAAAATAGTATGAGCTTAGAACAATGGATGTCAGACTTTACTATTTGTAACAATGGTACATTAAAAGATCTTGAATTTAATGTACATGCTCTTATCTCACATATTGATCCTTATAGTACAAGTTAACAACGTAGTTAACCCCCTAATCACCCCTGATATATAGCTATCCTAATAAATACTAACATCGATAGATATGACCAGAGGAGAATAAAATGGCTTTAGTATCACCAGGTGTACAGGTTAGTGTAACTGATGAAAGCGCATATGGCGCCGCCGGAAACGGAACAGTACCACTAATTGTTGTAGCAACAAGAGAAAATAAAACAGATCCAACTGGTAGTGAATCAGATGGTATCGCAAAATTTACAAAAGCAACACAAGCTGGTAATGTAATTTCAGTTACATCACAGCGTGAGCTTACACAATATTTTGGTAATCCAACATTCACTACAAGCGGAACAGCTATTACACAAGGTAGCGAAACAAGTGAATACGGCTTATTAGCCGCATACAGTTATCTAGGACAAGGATCACGTGCTTTTATCGTTCGTGCTAATATTGACCTAGCAGAATTAGATTCAACAACAATTCAACCAACAAGTGCTTACTCAACAGTGGGTTCATATTGGTTAGATACAGACGCTAGTAAGTATGGTATCCATGTATGGAACTCAACTACTTCACTATGGGACTATAAAACACCAACAGTAGAAGTAATTAGTACAGCGGCAGGTACAGTACCAGCAGCCGCAGTAGTAACTGGCG